AGCGGCGGCAGACCGAAATCCGCCAAGAGCTTTCCAGCCTGGCCGGGAAGGAAACCCCGAGCGAGGACGAGGTGCGCCAGATGGGCACCCTCGATGCCGAATACCGCACCAACGAAACCCGGTATCGTGCCGCTCTGGTGGCCGAGGATGGCGAGCGGCGGGAAGCCGGGGCCGAGCTGGAAACCCGCTCCGACCGCGAGTTCGCTTCGCTGGTGCAGGGCTTCGAGCTGCGGCAGGTGGCGCTGCATCTGGACGAGGGCCGGACCCTCGACGGGCGCACGGCTGAGGTTGTCCAGGAGCTGCGCAGCACGGGCGGCTATCGCGGGGTTCCGGTGCCCCTGATGGCGCTGGAGCTGCGGGCCGGTGAGACCGTGGCGGCTGGCACCCCGGACCCGATCCAGACCCGCCCGATTATCGACCGCCTGTTCCCGTCCAGCGTGGCGGCGCAGATGGGTGCGCAGATGATCCAGATCGGCAGTGGCGCGGTGGAATGGCCCGTCACTTCCTCGGCTGTCACCGCCGGGTGGGCGGCGACCGAGACCGGCAATGTCGCTGGCCCGACCGAATACACCACGACCGACAAGGCGCTGAAACCCGAGCATAACTTGGGCATTCATATGCGGATCACCCGCAAGGCGCTGAAACAGTCGGGCGATGCGCTGGAACAGGCGATCCGCCGCGACATGAACGGCACCATGTCGGCCGAGCTGGACAAGGCCATTTTCCTCGGCACGGGCGCAGCGGGCCAGCCCCTCGGCGTCATCACCGGGGCGACGACCTACGGCATCACCTCGACCGCGATCAATGACCCGGCTTCGTGGCCTGCGATCCGCGCGGCGGTGGTGCGCTTCATGGCGGCCAATGCGGCAACCGGGCCGAGCGGCATCAAGGCGCTGATCCGCCCCGAGCTGTGGGCCTTCCTCGATGATGCGGAAGCCTTCTCGGGCACCGGCATCACCGAGTGGGAACGGCTGGTGAAAAACATCGGCACCCCGGTGCAGACCTCGACCGGCCTTGCAACCCCGAGTGGCACCCCGCTTGCAACCCAAGCCCTGCTGACCACGAACGCGGGCGGCGTGGCCCCGATCTTCGTCGGCATGTGGGGCGCGGTGGACCTGATCCGCGATCCGTTCTCGGATGCGCAATCCGGTGGCCTGCGCCTGACCGCCCTGACCACGACTGACGTGACCGTGGCGCGGGGTTCGCAGCTCCAGCTTCTGACCGGCCTTGAGCTGGTGGCAGGTGAATGATGGACGGCCCCGTATATCACGCGGGGCTTGAGCTTAGGGCGGCGGGCGATGGTTCCCGCCGCCTCAAGGGCAAGTTCCCCTATAATTCGCGGGCGGTTCTGGATGCGGGCGGCAAGGGGCGCAGGCCGAAGAAAGAACAGTTCGCGCCGAAATCCCTGTCTTTCGCGGTGGAAGATCCCGAGCGCGAGGTTCACCTGCTGGTGGGCCATAGCTTCGACAAGCCGCTTGCCAGCAAGAAGGCGAAAACCCTGATCCTGTCGGACAGTGCCGAGGCGCTGACTTTCGAGGCGATCCTGACCCCGGACATTCAGCGCACCAGTTGGGCGACCGACTTCCTTGCGGCGTTCTCGGCTGGCCTGATCGGCGGCATTTCCCCCGGCTTCCGGGTGGCCCCGCCCGAGGTGGTGGCGAAGCCCGAGGAAGTTTCGAGCTGTCGATGGTGGTGCGGCCCGCCTACCACGAAACCGACCTGAGCTTGCGGCAATTCCAATGGGACCGGGTGCCGGTGCGCGGCCCGGTTCACCCTCTGAACAGGTGGCGGCTATGATCGAGCAAATCGCACAATTCGAGAATCCGCCCGAGGCATACCCGGAAATTCCGGGACTAACCGGCGACGAGCTGGCGACCGCATGGCAGCGGATCGAGCATTACACCGCCTATCGGTTCTCGCCCCGCACGGTGACATGGCTTCTAGAAAGCTGCGGGGGTGAGTGGATTGCCCCCCTGCGGACCGTCTCCAGCATCACGGCGCGGCGCTGGACGGGTGACGGGTATCAGTCGGTCACGCTGGCCCCGGCTCCGGGCGGCTGGAAGGTGCCGGCGGGGCGCTATGAGATCGAGGCGACCGTGGGGGCCGGGCCGGTGCCTGCGGCTGTCGCGTCTGCGGTCAAGCGCCTGGCTGAATACATGGCCGAGGAAAGCCTGCTGCCTGCGGGCCTGCGCAGCTACTCGGCCAATGTGGGGCAGCTCTCGGAAACCGTCTCGGGCGATCCGGCGCGGGCGGCGCGGGCGCTGCAAAACTCCGGTGCGGCTGATCTGCTGCGCCCTTATCGGAGGGCCTGACATGGGGCTGATGGACCTTTTCCGGCGGGGTGCCCCCAAATCTGGGGAGACCCGCTCCAGCGGCACCGGCTACACGGCGCAACTGATCGGGGCGCGGCAAGCCTATATCGCGGGCGTCTCCGGCATCGGTGAGCTGACGGCCACGGTGCAGACCTGTGTCAGCCTCTGGGAAGGCGGCTTGTCGCTTTCGCAGGTGGATGGTGCCCCGCTGCTGAACCGCCACGCTATGGCCGTGGCAGCCCGCTCTCTGGCCCTGCGGGGGGAATGTGTGTTCCTGATCGGTGACACGCTCATTCCGGCGGTGGATTGGGAGCTGACAACCCGCAACGGGTTGCCGAGGGCATACCGGCTTTCTCTGCCCGAGGCGGGGGGCAATTCGACCGAAACCGCCCTGGCTGCCGAGGTGCTGCATTTCAGGACCGCACCGGACCCGGCGCAGCCTTGGAACGGGCAAGCCCCCCTGCGGCGCTCCAGCCTCACCGCCGGGCTGCTGCAACAGATCGAGGGGGCGCTGTCCGAGGTTTACGGCTCTGCCCCGATGGGTTCGCAGGTGGTGCCCTTCCCGGAATCGCAGGAGGTGGACCTTGAAGCCGCCGGGCGCGAGTTCCGGGGCCAGCGTGGCCGGGTGATCCTGCGGGAAAGCGTCAACGTCACGGCAGCCGGTGGCCCTGCCCCGGCGCAGGACTGGCGGCCCCAGGACGTGACCCCGAACATCGCCGGGATGCAGCCTGACGCCATGCTGACTGCGGCGCGGGCGGCGATCTGCGGGGCCTTCGGGGTGCTGCCCGGGTTGCTGGTGCCCGAGGGCCAAGGGCCGATGGTGCGCGAGGCGCAGCGGCATCTGGCGCAGTGGACCCTGCAACCCTTGGCAATGCTCATGGCCGAGGAAGCAAGCGCCAAGCTGGGCGGCAAGGTGTTCATCGACGTGATGCGGCCCCTGCAAGCCTTCGACAGTGGCAACCGGGCGCGATCTGCGGGGGCGATTATCTCGGCGCTGGCCGAAGCCAAGGCGGCAGGGCTGGACCCTGCGCAGGTGGACGCGGCGCTTACCCTGGTGAATTGGGGGAAAGAAGATGGCGCAGCATGAATTGAAGCCGGGCGATCTGGTGAAGCTGAAATCCGGCGGGCCGGTGATGACCCTTGGCGGGGTGGGCGGTGCCTATACCAGCGAAGCCCGGTGTTTCTGGTTCGTCGGCTCCGAAATGAAGTCTGCCAGCTTCCCGCCCGAGGCGCTGGAGAAGGGCGAGAAGGCCACTCCGCAAGCGTGGGTGGGGATCAGATAGCGGCACCCCATGCAGCAACCCGCGATGGGGTGAGCATGGCGGGAAATGCGGAATGTTAACTTCGCGGCCCGTCACCGTGTCACAACCTCGGGGCGAGGCGGGTTGCCTGTGGGGTGACTTACATAAAACCCGTTACAGGAATCCAACCCGCAAAACGTGAAAACACCCCGCACGGCAACCCGTTACGGGGTGTTCTTAAGTCAGGCCATTATCCCGGCAACCCGAGCGGCAACCCGTCATGGGGTGCGAGGCTCAAGCCCCCGCCTTTCCCGATACCAGTCGTCAAATTCATGCAGGCGCGCCGGAGAGCGATAACCCGGCACGGGACGCGTTCCGGGCGAAGATGCGGTGATCATCGGCACGGCCCCGAATAGACGACCATCCCCTGCACAGTTTCCACCTTCGCAATCGAATACCCGCGTGGGCAACCGTCTGCGCGGGCAGCCCATTGCGCAATCATCGCCTCGTGGTGCGCCCGATCTGACCCGGCCTGTGCGGCGAAGACATACCGGAACGACCGCGACCCGTCTGCCGCAACCGACGCAGCGCCTTGGCCTTTCATCAGGTCGATGCCAGCGTTTGCGTCGATGGCGAGCGGGTCAACGCAGGCCGCAAGGCAGATCAGCGATACACCTGCGAAAGCTGCGCGCATCATTTTAGGCACTTGAAGATCGCAATGTTCTTCGCCTCGACGTAGTAAATGCCGTTCTGCGGCTGGTGATCCATGCGGCGGTCAAGAAACAGCACCTTGCTACCGCAGACGCCTTGCGCCTTCACGGCGGCGGCGTCGATCTGAGCTTGTTTCTGCTCAGCTGTTCCGAAGGCGAAGGCATCGCCGTAAAGCACGATTTCGGCAGTTCTGCCGTTGTAGGAATGAACGCCAGTTTCGGTGCTGACGCAGGCGGTAAGGCCAGCAAGCGCGACGATGGCAACGAAAGTCCGCATTTGAAATCTCCATGAATGACCGGGCCGGAACGCTACGGCCCTTCATCCCGCGCCGCAAGGATTTCCCCGCATGATCGAGATCGCAGCTCTTGGCATCAAGGCCAGCACATCAGGCGTGGCGGAATCCGCTGACGACCTGAAAAAGCTGACCGGTGCTGCGACCGATGCCGAGAAGGCCACGGAAAAACTCGGCCCCGCGGCGAAGAAAGCCGGTATCGTTCGCGGAAATCGCGTTCATGGTGTTCTCCCTTTGGACGGATTGCGCAAATCACCCTGCGCTGCTACAAATAACTACAATCAATTATCAGTTGTCAACTACGGGTAACTACAAATGGCGCAAAAAGGTGTCCCGGTTTCATTCCGGCTTCTGCCCGAGGTGAAAGAAGCTCTCGACGCGGCGGCGAAGGCTGACCATCGTTCGGTGTCGTCCCTGCTGGATAAGCTGGTGACGGAATGGCTCCGCACGAATGGGCACCTTTCCAAATGACCCGCCATGTTTATGTCATCGCGTCCGACCCTGGCCCGGTAAAAATCGGGATAGCAACTGACGTTGAAAGCCGGTTCAGCGCCCTTAAAACCTCATCACCGTTCCCGATGAAGCTGGTCGCGGCGATTACCGTTCCTAAGGGGGCGGCGCCGCGCATCGAGCGACTGGCGCATGAGTATCTTGCAGAACACCGAATGACAGGGGAATGGTTCAATCTCGACCCAGATCAAGCGGTTGACGCTGTGATTCGGGCGGCTGATGCTGTTGGCGAGGGGTTCGAGGAATATGCGCCGGTCCGCCGCAGTCACCGCCAGCTTAGCGGAATCTACACCGAAAAAGTGGTGGCGAGGTTCTCCGGCCCGTTGAAAACGGCTCTGGATGAGTTCTGTGAGGCCAAGGGGGGGATAAGCAGGCCGGATGCTATCAGGATGATGCTTCAAGCTCACATGGACAAGAACCCGGACGGGGTGCAGCGTCATGGCTGAAACTGTCCAAGTAAACGTGAGGGTGCCAGAGGAAGCGCGGGCGCTGATCCTTCGGCTTGCAACCCGACTGCGGGATGATCCGTCATTCCCGGCGGCGCTTGAACGGTTCCTGGACGATCTGGGGCCGGTGGATAATGGCCTGACCCTGACCGAGCGTATCGCCCGGCTTGAGGCAATGGTGGCCGAGCTGCGGGGCGAAAATGGCAACCCGACCCGCTGACCGCCGCCCGACCCTGACCCTTAAGGGCGATAGCTTCACCCCCGAGTTTCGCAGCCTCTTGAACAAGGCAGCGAAGAAGGCGGGCAAGACGCAGGCCGATTTTGCGGCAGAGGTGCTAGCGGCTGCATCCCGGCGAATCTTGAGCGGCAACCCGGACGACACCCCGGATAGCAACCCGGCCCCGCCGCCCGCTGTCATGGCCCAGATCGAGGACACGCAAAAGCGGATCGAGGCCACCGACGCCAAGCTGGACAGGGCGACCGCGACCATTGAGGCGCTAGCGGATCAGGTGCGGGCATTGACCGAGACACAGCGCAAGAGCTTGTGGAGCCGGATCTTCGGATAATCTGGATGATGTGCCAGGGCATAGGCACCTAGCGGTGCTGCTATCTTGCGAGAAAGAGGATTCGCCCCTATGCTGTCGGCTTAGGCAATGGCCTAAAACGAGCGAAGCCCGCTCCTGCGGCAAACAGGAAACGGGCTTCTGAATTGCAACAGCCTTCGCGGGGCGTCTCTATGACAAGGCCAAGATTAGAACATCGAGCGTTCTACGGCAAGCGGCGATTCTCGCAGGGCACCATTAGGGATCAGTTCCTTGGGCGTCTTCGCTGAGTATCAACCCCTCTACGCATCCCACAATATCCCCACCTTTCCGGTGCAGATCGGACCGGACCGGAAGAAGCCCGCGACGATGGGCTATGACCGCGTTGGCATCCCCGGATCATGCCAGCTGGCAATGAAGTTCCCCGAGGTTGACGCCTTCGCCTTCATGGCAGGAAAGCGCACCCGGCTCTCTGTGGTGGATATCGACAGCCCCGATGACGACCTTCTGCGGGACACTCTGCGCAGATATGGCGACACCCGCATCATCACCCGCACCGCATCCGGCGGGCGTCACCTTTGGTAT